GTCATTCTGTATCGGCTCATTAGTTATACACTCCTTCCGCGGCGGCGATGAACTCACCTTCCAGCTTCCGTTCGATCGCGCTGACGACGTCGTCCAGGTCCACGCGTTCGCTGATCTGGGCGTCCATCGCGACGGTCGGGGTCAGGGTGACGAAGTTCTGGACATAGCGCATTTCGGCCACGTCGCGAAGGAACTTCAGGTCTTCGTCGGCGATATTGACGTCGCTGTCGATCTTGCCGACGGAACCGACGCTGTCCAGGTCCCCGCCGTTGATCGTGCCGGTGGAGCGGGACACGTCCCAGGAAGAAGTCAGGCTGTCCAGTTTGCCGGTGATCTGGGAAAGGTTGTTCGCGATTCCCTTCGCGCCGGTGGACCAGGCGGCCGCCGTGCTGGCCGTGTCGATCTTCTCCATACGGTCATAGCGGACGGCGTTTTCTCCATAGCTGGCTTCGATCTTCGCCTGAAGGCCGCTTCGCCAGTTGCCGACGGCGTCCGACAGGCTCGATCCGAAGACCGCGTCGATCGCGTTCGCTATGGTTTCCAGGACGCCCAGGACGGAATCCGCCAGTCCCAGGAACAGGCGTTCAATGGAACCGATCGGATCGACGAAGACGTTCGCGAAGAACTCCGCAAATGTGGCGATGAAGTTCCAAATGTCGGCGATCAGGTTGTAGCCGAAGGCATACAGGCCGCCCAGAAGGCCGCCAACGAAGCCCACGACGTCTTCAATGGTGACGCCGGCGTCCATTGCGGCGGAGATCAGAAGGGCGACCAGGGCGATCATCATAATAAGCGGCGCATTTGCAAGCGCCCAGGCCGCGGCCTGGGCCAGGACAGGCGCCACGGTAGCCCACAGGCGGGAGATCATGGCCGGAAGAAGAACGATCGCGATTGCCGTCAGGATAGCGGACACGGTGGGCCAGTTGTCGACGACCACCTGGGCGATCCAGGACACGGCGGTCGCCGCATAGCCCAGAAGGCCCATGATCACGTTCAGGACGACACAGACGCCGTCCAAGGCGCCGGTGTTCTGAAGGGCGTCCAGAAGGTTCGTCACCGCCGTCAGAAGGCGCATGACGCCGCCGACCAGCTTCTGGCCGGCCGCTTCGTACAGTTGGCCGATCTTGTTCTTGAACTGCTCGATCTTGCCGGTGGGGGTGTTGGCGTAGGACTCGGCCAGTCCCTTCCAGGACTGATTGATCACGTCGTTGATCACAGCGACCTTTTCCATGTCGGTTCCGGTTTCTATGATCTTCTGCTGGGCTTCGGATAACTCGAAGCCCTTCTTCTTCAGACCGTCATAGGTGCCATCTAAGGCCTTGCCAAGCTGGGTTGCATATTCGACCATCTGGCTTTGGTCCACAGACGGGCCGCCCATGCCGGCGGCGTAGTTTGCAAGGGTCCCCATAGCCGCGGAAAGGGCTTTAGGGTCCTTCAGATAGGTTCCCAGTTCGGCCGCGCCGGCGACGAAGGTGTCACCGCCGAAGGTGGTCTTCGATTCCAGTTCGGACGCCCTGTCGCGGATCGCGTCGAAGGCTTTCTGGTCCATGCCGGCGTTCTTCATAACGACGCCCAGTTGGACTTCGGCGTTGTACTGGTTCGAAAACTCTTCCAGGGCCTTTTGAATCTGGCCCTTGACGGCGGCGACCGAAAAGACCGCCAGGGCCTTCCTGATCAGGCCTTCCGTTCGGGACCAGGCGTCAGATACTTCTTCCGCCCCCTTGCCGGCGTCCCTCTGCCTGTTGATAAATGCGTCCAAGCGCTTTCGGGCGCGGTCGATCAAAGACGCGCTGTTTTCCAGGGTCCGGCCAGGGTTCACGGCCTGGGTGGCCTTGTCCGCAGACCTGGCGGCGCGCTCCATTTTTTGAAAGGCGGACGTGATCCGCTTCAGCTTCGCGGACATACCGTCGCGGATCGTCATAGGTGTCGAAACACCAGGCACGGTTCATCACCGTCCTTTCTTCCCCCGCCGCGCCGCGGCCCGTTTCTGCTCCTTCTTCTCTTTCTCGACCTGAAGGTCGATGGAAGCATAAATGAAGGCCCGTTCCCGAAGGGGAAGGGCCATCAGCGCGCCAGGGAGGATTTTCAGCCGGTGAAGGGCGTAGTGTGCATAGACGGCTTCGCCGTCCGCTTCATCTTCGTTCCCTCCACCGGTGATCAGTTTTTTGCTTCTTCGCGAAGGTCGTTCACGTCGTCGGTGAAGCCGTTGACGTCCTGGATCGCGACCAGAAGGTCGACGAACTGTCCAGGCTTCAGAAGGACGTCGATCAGGGCTTCGGCGCCCATGACGCCATACTTCGCCTGAAGGTCGGCGTCCTTGAAGTTCGGGTCCACGCAACAGGCGATCACCAGGCGGTTATTGTAAAGGTCCATATCGGTTTCCGTGGTCTTCTGGTGGGTCTTCTTGTCGAAGTTCACCTTCTGACAGGTCTTCCGAAGGGCCTTGTTCTCGCCCTCTGTGATCGACTTGACGGTGAAGGGGACGGGGAAGCCGCTGATCGCGACTTCCGCCGTCACCTGTGCGCGCTCTTCGCTCTGCATAAGAAATTCCTGAAGTTTACCCATTTGTAAGTCCTCCTTCTGAATGGTGGTGGTTAAATCTTATTGAAGGCCTTCAGAATGTCGAAGTCCTCAAAGGTGAAGTCCGCGTCTTCGTCCAGGGCGTCGTCGCTGTCGCCGTCCAGCTTCGCCAGGATCACGGAATCCAGGTTACAGCCGATCAGAAGGGTCGTCTGCTTGCCGGCGGCGGATTCTTCGTCGTCGTTCTCGACGACCATGTCGAAGTAGACGTCCACGCCGGTTTCCTTCCACTGGCGGATCAGTTCGCGGAACAGGGGCGTCATGTAGTAAAGGGTCATGGAGCCAGTCCCGTTGGCGCCGGTGGTCTTATGGCCCGTCATGCGCTTCCCGATCGCCTTCACTTCGGACTTGCTCTTCTCGACGGTGGCTTCGATGGTCTTCGCGAAGAACAGTTCTTCGTTGTTGCCGTTGATCTTCGCGTAGGCACGGCCGGCCTTGCCGGAAATGGTATCAGGTGCGTTCAAAGTCTTCATTCTGGGTCACTCCTTTCGTCAGTTCACGACGACGGTCATATAAAGCTTTTCCATGCTGTCGTTCGGCTGAAGGGCGCAGTCGACAGCGACGTCGCGCTTCCCGTCGCCCTGCTGAACGGTGATGTCGTCGGACTTGAAGTTGCTGATCGCGTCGATCGACTGATACTGAAGGGCCAGGGACACCAGGTCAGCCTTGAAAAGCTGGCGGCCGGTGTCGCTGTTCGTCACCAGGCCGATATAGGATTCGCCGAAGATACGGGCGACGTCGTTCGCCCAACCGTCCATGACGCGGACGACGCGGTTCGACGTCCAGTCGGAAGACATATTCTGTCCGATGGTGGTCAGGCTGTTGATGTCCGTCAGGACACGGGCCTTTCCGTAGTCGGCATAGAATACGAACTCGCCGGCCTTGATCGCGGCTTCGAACTGGGACTTCGTATATTTGACGTCCACGTCCACGGCGTCGTCGTAGGCGGTGTTCGTCAGGGATTCGTTCACTTCTGCGCCGGCGGAAGCACCAGTTACCCAGGCGACGGCCTGGTCGCCGGTGACGGTGGTCCCGTTGGTCAGGACGACGCCGTTCTTCACGTTGATCAGGCCCATGTGGTCGCCGACGTAGCCATAAAGGACGCCGACGATCTTCTTCCCTTCGTCGTCACGAAGGCGCTTGACGAAGGCCGCATACAGGGACTTGATGTCCTCCACGGTGCCAGGGTAGCCGATCACGTTGAAGGTTTCCACTTCGAAGGCCGTCAGGGCGGCGGTGTGCTTCGAAGCGTTGACCGTGGCGTTCGTGCCGCCGGTCAGCGCGGTCGCGGTTGCGGCCGTCAGGGTGGCGACGGTGCCGAAGGTGACGAAGTCATTCGCGACCAGGGAAGCGGCGCCGCCGGACTTCGCGACGGTCTGGCTGTCCATGACCATATCGTCAAGATAGGTCACGACGTCCATTTTCGTCGCGTCGTCGACGTTTGTGACCACGGCGACCTTGATCGCGTTTCCGCGGGTGCCGCCATACTTCGCGGTAACGGTCATTCCGCCGACCGTGCCGCTGGCCTTCGTGCCGCCGCCGTTCACGCGGTAGATCAGAAGGGTCTTCGCGCGCTTCATGGCTTCGCGAACCAGAAGGATATTCGCGTCGGTGGGATCGTAGCCGAAGACCTTCAGGCTGGTCGCGTTGAAGTCTGCGGCGTCCAGCTTGAAGACCTGGCCTTCAGGTCCCCAGTTCAGTTCCAGGGGAAGGGCCGCGACGCCGCGTTCCCCCATTTTGGCGTTCGTTCCCATGCTCACGAAGTTGATGTAAGCGCCAGGAAGAACCTTGTTCTGTACGGTGAAAGAACCTCCACCAATAGGCATAGTTACACGCTCCTTTCAAGGAAGTCGGTCACAAGGCGGACCGCTTCTTCCCGTGTGTAGGTCTGGCCGTCCTTCAGGATCGCCGCGACGGCGTCCTGGGGGACGCCCAGGGTTTTAGACTTGACCAGTTGTTCCTTTGTGAAGACCGGCGCTTCCTGGTCGACGGCGACGGTCTTTTTCTTCTGGGCCATTTGTCAGACCTCCGATTTGATCGTGTTGTTCTGATCCAGATAATACATGGACGGGATCACGTCGGGCGTGATCACGAAGTTCAGTCGGGCGTCGAAGCGGAAGGAAAAGAACCGTTCGTCGCTGTCCTGGTTTGCCGCGATGTTCGTCAGCCGAAGCGACCGGAAAACGTCCTTCCCGCCCTCGGTCTTCTCGAAGACGGAAAGGGTTTCGAAGTCGTCCAGCATAGCTTCCAACCAGGTATTGAAGGACAGGTTGTCCCTGTCCGCCTGAAGATAGCAGACCTCGAACCGTGTCGTCCTGACGCGGCGGCGGTCCAGCTTCTGTTCCTGGGTGGTTTCGATCATGCGGACATAGAAGTTCCCGTCAGCTTCGGCCGGAATCCGGTTGACGAAGACATGACGGACGGGCCACCTGGCGATCAGCTTCTTTGCAATCGCTTCCAGGAAGTCGTTCAAGGTCACGACAGATCACCGTCCTTTACTTTGATTTCCTGGTGGGTGGCGTACACCGACGGGCGGCCGATCACTTCGAACGTCACTTCCTGGGTGCTGGAAGGGTCGTCGCGGCCGAACCGCTTCACGATGATCGTGTCGCCAGGAAGGACCTTCAGGTCCGGACCGGCAAAGACGACGGCGTCGTGGTCGATGTTCTGTTGTGCGTTTGTCTGCATACTGCTGTTTGTGCCTGAATACGACAGCGCGCAAATGATACCAGAATACACCATGTCGGGGACGCTTGCGGACAGGCCGTTCGCGCCCCTTTTTGGTGTTGTCCGGTAGACGGTGGCGGTGTCTTCATAGGTCGATTCGATCGCGGCGCGCTCCGCCGCGGGGCTTCCGAAGGCCATTCCGTCACCACCTTAACTTCCGATATTCGTTCAGGACTGTCTTCCAACCGAAGAAGTCGCCGTTGTCGTTTCCCAGGTTGAAGGTGCCGGCCGATCCGGAAGAACCGGAACCGACCGCGAAGGACGTCTGGACGTCGCCGCGCTTCACAGAAGACACGGCACCAGGCGCCGCCGCGGTGGTTCCCAGTCCGGCGGCCTTGTAGTAGCTGACGCACATGACAGCCAGGACGTTTTCCAGTTCCAGGGGAAGTTCGTCCCAGTTGATATAGCGAAGGACCAGGGTCTGAACGGTCTGGATCACATATTCCAGAACGTCGTCCTGGTCCTCCGTGGTGATCCCCAGAAGGGCTTTGACCTTCTGAAGGACCGGTTGTCCGGACATAAGCGTCCGAAGGACTTCGGCCCGTTCAAGGTCTGTCAGGCCTTCCAGGGAAGCAAGGATTTCTTTCAGCATGATAGACCACCTTTCGGCGGTCCCGTCAGTTCTGATTCTGGGCTTCGATCAGTTCGATGATCTCCGCCTTCTTCGCTCCGTCAGGGACCGCGATTCCGGCTTCCTGGGCCATTTCCAGAAGTTCGTCCTTCGTGAACTTCGACAGGGGCTTGTCGCCGCCGGTGGCGGCGTCAGGCTCCGGTTCGTCGAAGGGGACCAGGTCAGGGGACTTCTGGAACTGTTCCAGAACGAAGTCGCTGTGGGGTTCCAGGATCGCGCCGGTTCTAATGTGCTTGAACTTCACGTTCTGTTCCTCCTTTCACACAGGCGTCACGCCGATCAGGCGGTGACGCTGGTAGAGTAGGTGAAGATCAGGTCGGGGGTCAGGGCCTTCGTGCCGTAGTCGAAGAACATGGACACGCCGTAGTCGTTGGACAGGGGAATCTTCTCCGGCTCCTTATAGGGGTAAATGACCGCCGGCTGGGCGATCGCGCCTTCGATCATGGCGACGCCGTGACAGGTGGTGGTCTTCGTCTTGCTGGTTTCCACGGTTTCGGTCTTCACGGGAAGGTTGATGGAGGAATAGACGCGGACGCCGTGGAACATGGCGAAGTCCTCCGCCGCGGTGTCGACGTTGGCGTTGTTGGTTCCCTTGTCCAGGTAGTTTCTGGCCTTGCCGTAGGTGACAGGGTCCAGAACCAGGCGGATCAGGTTACGGGGAACGCCGCGGACGTAGTCGTTCTTCACGGTTTCCACGCTCTGGATCAGGCCTTCCAGAATGTCTTCAATCGTGGCGCTGGCGTCGGGGGTGTAGGCGGTGCCGGCGTCGAAGGCGGTCTGGAAGAAGGCGGCGTCAAACTCTGCGGCCACGGTGTCGACGTGGTTGTCGGCGCGGCGCGCCATGATGTTCGTCACGCCGAAGGTGTCCAGGTCGAACTTCGCGGCTTCCTCGACGATCTCGCGGTGGGTGTCCAGGTTGACGGGGGTCGGGGGAACGGTGATCGCGGTTCCCTTGTTCGCATTGCGCGCGGTGCCGTAGGGCTGGGAAGCGCTGTTCTTGAAGCGCTTGAACTCGACGGAACCGGTGGCGGGGTTGCCGGTGTAGGACTGGGACTTCAGGCCCTGGGCCAGGGTGTCCTTCTGAATGTTCGCGATCACCAGGCCGGACAGTTCGGCCAGGTCGGCCTTCGTGGAACCGCTCTGGATCAGGCTGATAGCTTTAGTTCTTGCCATTGTGTATCATTCCTTTCGTTTTTTGGTGGTGTGGTTTACAGGCAGACGGGGCCGTCTACCTTGCCGGCCGCCGGCGGTGTCTTCGGGCCAGGATCGGCCGGTGTAGCGCCGCGGACGGGTGGCGGGTTCTTTGCGGGGTCTTCCTTGAACAGGTACGCCTTCGATTCCTTGATCGGCTTCAGAAGGCCTTCCAGGTCGGTTTTCAGATTCCCGTCGTCGCCGACTTCAATCTTGTCCATGTCAAGAAGGCCGATGATGTCGGAAGGGTCGTAGACCTTCCCGTTCAAGGCCATCTGAAGGGCGGATCGCTTGCTGATCTTCGCCAGTTCGGCGGCATGGTTCGTCTGAAGGGTGTCGATCTTGTCCTTCGCGGCCTTGACGTCGTCCGCGATCTTTGCCGGATCGCCGGAACCGCCGACAGCCTTCAGGGCTTCCGCGGCCGCCTTCAGGGCGTTTTCCGCGCTGGTCTTCCCACTGTTGGCGCCGTTGTACTTTTCGGCCGGAACGAAGGTCCCGTCGTTGCCGACCACCAGGTCGACGTCCTTTCCGTCCTTGCCCTTGCCCTTCAGCGCCGTTTCGACCTGTTTCGCCAGGTCTTCGCCCAGAAGATTTCTGATTCCTTCGATGATCATAGGTGTTCCTTTCTCCGCTGTTTATATGGCGGCTTCCACGCCCTTCGCGGTCCCGTCTTGTCGCCGGACGGGTACGGCTGATTTTATGAAAAAGACGCCGCCCGAAGGCGACGCCTGTTCCACCTGGAAAAGGGTATAAGAAAACGCCGGCCGACCGGCCGACGTTCACTTCTTCTTCAGTTGTTCCGGAAGGTAGTCCTTCAATAGGGCTTCTTCGATCGTATCGCCGTTTTCGTCGAAGAACTCGACGGTGTAGGCTTTTCCGTCGCCCTGGATATAGACGACGGTCCCTTCCGTGCCGGCCTTGACGCCGGTGTCAGGGTCGTCTTCCAGAAGGACGACGGTGTCATATAATTCAAACATAGGCTGTCACTTCTTCCTTTCCGGCGTTGCCGTGATGAAATGCGGGTCCTTCCCGCCGGTGTCGATCTGCCAGACGGTGTTCAGGCGAAGGAAGCGGTCCTTCCGGCCGTACAGAATCACGGGGACGGTGTACCGTTCGCCGAACTGCGTGGACACGGTCTTCGCCACAGGGGACTTCCGGACCTCCGTCAGAAGTTTCTTCTGGAAGGTTTCCCAGTTTTCCACATTGTAGCCCAGGACCTGGTTGATCACATGGGCCTTTTCCTTCCCGCGGGGGTGTTCATGGTTTAGAAGGTAGCCCTGAAGTTTGTCCTGGGGTGCTGACGCGGACGCCGCTTCTGGAAGGGTGCCGCGGCTGGCGGTGCTGTTGTAAAGGCGGACCTTCGCCTTCATCTGGCGCCATTTCTCCGGATTCGTGTATTTCACGTTCTGGAAGGCTCCTAATGTGGAAGGAACTTCGTCGTCCGGAAGGACGCCGCGGAAGGCGTCGAACAGTTCCTGGTCCGCTTTAATATTATACGACTTTTTTCGCTCGACTTCAACCGAACCTTGACCGTTCGCGGCCGTCTGCCGGCTGTACCATTCCTGATAGGTGGTCCGCTTCGGCATAGGCTCCCCGCTGTTCAGCCAGTCCAGGTCCTCTTCTGGGTCATATTCAACCGTCGTACAGCGACAGTTCGGGTGAATGGGCGGGTAGTTGACGCCAGGTTCCGCTTCGGACACCTTAAAACGTCGGCCGTCCAGGCCGCCGCAAGTGTCACAGGTGCGTTCATTGACCGCGGCCATATATTCATATTCCGCGACGCCGGCTTCCTTGTAGGCCTTCCTGTCGGCTTCTGCGTGGATATGGGCGGTTTCGGTGCGGATCAGGCGTTCGGCGTTTTTGTAGGACTGGCCCATTCGGGAGGAAAGGGCGGACGCCATAACGCCCACGCTCTTTCCCTGGATCAGGCCCTTGGTGATGATCTCCCTGGTGTTGAAGACCAGGGTCTGTTTCGACTGCCACAGGCGATCGGAGAACATGGCGCCGGACCAGGGATAGGACACGGCGTCTTCGACGGCGGAAGCGTCGATCTTCGCGATCTCATTGTAGAAGCCGGCGCGGCTTTGGAGGTCATAGGACTTCTTGTAGTAGCCTTCGACGAAGCCTTCGCCCAGTTCTTCCTTCATCTGCTCGACGCCGCGTTTCCACAGGTCGTTCAGGATCAGGTCGATTTGACCTTGAAGGGCTTCCAGGCGGGAAATGGAACTGTTCGCCGACAGGGCGTCCAGTTGCGCCTTCAGGACCGCCTTCACGCTGGGGTCGGTGGTGGCTTCGATGGTGGCGACATAGTCGCCCAGGGTGGCCTTCCACTCCTGGAACTCCTTCCTGGACAGAAGGCGGACCGCCTGGTCGTAGGTCAGGCCGTACTTGCTGGCGTACTTCGAATAGAAGCTGTCGATCTGTCTTCGGATCGACTTCGCCGCGGCTTCGTATTCCCTGAACATTTTCCCCGACAGGTTCGCGCCGCGAAGATAGGCTTCGTTCTCGCGCGTCAGGGCGCGTTCGGCCCAGTAGTCACGGTTATTCGTTGCCATCGGCTCCACCGCCATTCACGGGGTCGCCCTGGCCGTTCTGGCCCTTGCCGGCGCCCAGGGCGTCGCCGAACAGGCCTTCGCCGTATTCCTCCATAGCGGCCTTCTTCTCCGCGTCGATCCGCTCCATTTCTTCGTCGGCGTCCGTCACCCAGGGGTGGTTCTGAAGGATCGTCCGCTTCGACAGAAGGCTTTCGCTGGCGACGGCGTTCTGGATCACGTCGGTTTCGTTGACGGGAAGGTCCATGTTGAAGACGATGTCGAAAGTTTCCTTAGAAAAGTCGCCCTTGCCGGCGATCTGAAGGTAAACGTCGATGAACAGTTTCAGGCGCTGGAAGGTGTCCTTCAGTTCGGTCGCCAGGGAATCGCAGTCGGACGACAGGTCCATATAGCGGAAATTGATCGCCGTTCCGGACGCGTTCCCCAGGTCAGGGTCCTTCGTGTCGACGGCCGCGGCGAAGTCGTAGACGTCGCGTCGCTGTTTATCCAGGAAGGCCATGACGGCGTCGATATTAAGATCGGCCTGAAGTTTGTCCACACCGCCGTCGGTGGTGACTTTGATCGCCATGTGTTCCTTCAGGTCCTTGATGAACTCACCCAAGTCCTGGCCGCCGTAGTTCTTCAGGATATAGATGAACTTCGCCACGTCGCGGAGAACGTCGGCGGTCACGGACGTCTGCCAGTTGATGTCGTCGACCAGGTCCTTGATGAAGTAGCAAAGGGGAAGTTCCTCTTCGTTGTACTTCAGCCAGACGATCGGGACGGTGTCCCAGTTGTAGGCCTTGTTGCCGACGGTGAAATGGGGTTCGGTGTAGTCGTTGGTTTCGTCGCCGTGTTCGGTGTCGACGATAAAGTCGCCGGCGATGGTGCCGGCGAAGGCGTCGGTTTTGAAATACTTGACGCCGCCGGTCCACCACAGTTCGGCGTGGGTGATCGTGTGCTTTCTGGTGCCGATGTAGATCACCTGGTCATAGAAGCGAATAAAGGCGTCCAGCTTCGTTCGCTCCGCGTCGCGCCAGATCGGGACCAGTTCCGCGGACGGGATTCGCATGAAGGCCAGTTTCCCGTCGTCGAAGTAGGGCTGAAGCCATGCAATACCGGATTTCACGGCGCCCTTCCCCAGGGATTTGATCTTCCGGCGGAAGGTCTGGTCGAAGACGTCGTTCAGGGCGTCGCCGTAGGAACTGTTCTTCGTGTCCACGGTGAAGGGCTTTCCCAGAAGGTAGTTCGCCTTCTGGTCGACCAGCTTCTTCAGAATCGGGTGTTCGATCCTGGTATTCGACCGGTTCGCGACGTCGTTCGTCTTCCGCTGGACGTCGGTCCGGTTTCTGTAATAGGCTTCGGCCTGGATCATGTTCGCGTACTGCTCGGACACCTTAAACTCCCTGATTTCTTCGGTCACGATCTGGGCCAGGGTCATTGTCGCGTGGTCCGGATCGGAAATGATCATATTGATCCGGTCCATGACGGAATATTCGGCCATGTGGTGTCACTCCCTTATTTCAAAACTTCAATAGCGGAACCGCGGCGGAGTCGTTCGACGGAGTAGCGAAGGGCCGCCATAGCGTCGTCCATGAACTCCACGGGTTCGTCGATATAAAGGCCCGTGGTCGGGTCCTTTTTCCACTTCCATTGTTGAACTTCCTTCAGGACGTTCACACAGGAAGGGTGAATGTGGATTTTCCGGCCCTTCAGCCAGTCGATTTGTGCCTTCACGCTTCCAGGCTCTTTCTTCACGGGGTAGGCGCGGAAGCCGGCCTTCTGCCAGGTCTTGATCCGGTCCGGCTCCGCGGAATCACAGAACATTTCCACACGCCGGTCAACCTTCGCCTGATTTGCAAGGCCGATGATCTCTTCGGTGTCCTTCTCGAAGACATAGATTTCGGAACAGATATAGACTTCTCCGTCCTTCCAGCCGACGCCAAGGATCGCGTTCGCATGGTTATAGCCGAAGTCCTGGCCGTAGTAGAAGGCGTCGAAGGCGTCCCTGTTGACCTTGAAGTCGTGGACTTCGAAGTTCGTCAGGATCAGGCCGCCCAGTTCGCCCCATTCGCCCAGGCCGTAGACGCGATAGCCTTCAGGGTCTTCTTCCTTGCGGCGCTCCATACGGCGATAATAGGCGGGGTCTATGAACCGGTTCGTCTTATAGGTGGAATGATGGGCCAGAACGTCCGGATCGGCCTTGTCGAAGTATCTGGCCTTGATCCAATGCGTCGCGCTGACGGGGTTGAAGGTCATTGTGATCTGGTAGTACAGGTTCGGATTCATGCCGTCCAGCTTGCCGCGAAGACGGTCGTCCAGAATGTCAACGTCTTCAGAAAGAAGTTCCGTCGCTTCCTCGCACCATATCCAGACAAGTTTTCCGTTCTTGAAGGTGATCGACTTCACCTTCTCGCGCTGACGCTGGTCCTTCACGCCGCGGAATATGATCCGGTTCCCCGTGATCTTACATTCCAGGGCCAGGGGGTTCAGGTTGACCTTCCAGAAGCGGTCAGCGTATGGGCCGAACATTCGATAGATCGCGGCCTGAAGTTCCGCGAAGGTGGAATCGCGGTTCGTTTCCTCGATCTTTCGGACGACCAGAAGGTTCGCGCCGGTATAGGCGGGGTCAGAAAGCTTTGCTATGTAGTCCTGGGCGATGTTCACGGACTTTCCGGAACCGGCCGATCCCTTCAGAATACGATAGCGGCCGCGCCACTCATTGACAGGGCGGAAGACTGGGTTGAACTGGGCGGACGCCTTGAACTCAATCTTCGCCGCCGTAGTCATAGTTGATCACCACCGTCACAGGCGCGTTCCCTTCGGGATTGTCCTTGAACATTCCCAGGTGACGACCGCACAGTTCCAGGGCCTTCAGCTTGTCGGCCATCTTCACTTCGCGTTCGACGCTCGTTCCGAACTCCGTCGGGGTCTGCTTCACCTTGACGCCGGCGATCACCGCCAGGTCGTCTTCGACAGCAGTCCCCAGGACTTCAGCCGTGTTCAGGTCGATCACGTCCTTCGGGTTCAGGAAGGCGATTCGTCCCAGTTCGCGAAGGACGCGGTCAGCGTTGATCCCCGTCCGCTTCGACCTTTCGGCCATCGCCTGATCAATGCGCGCGCGAATTTCAGGTTTCTTCAGCAATTCGGAACCAATACTTCCCGCGGCATTCGGAGAATATCCGGCGCGGATCGCGGCCTGGGTCGCGTTCAGGTCGATCAGATATTCTTCACAGAAGACTTCATTCTTCTTCGTGATCTTCGCCATGATTCACACCGTCCTTTCTTCGTGGTCCTCTGAAAGCGGGTACAAAAAAGACGCCCCCGAAAGGACGTCTTTCTGTACCCTATTCAAAAGGAGGGGGAACACGCTGTTCCCGACTATAATTCTACCACATGGTTTTCCAGATTGAAAGTCTCATGTGTATTCACCTGTATTCATCTTTCAGCGAAAGGAATCGGATTTATACATGGCGGCGAATAGGGAATCCAGGGCTGTTTTCCTCTGGCGGTAGATCGTGGCCTTTGCCATGTGGAGGAAACCGGCCGCTTCTTTGTAGGATCGGAAGGGGTAATACAGGGCCAGAAGGACGCACTTCGATTGACTGTCCATTCCCAGGATCGCGGACAGGACGTCTTCGATCTGTTGGGCCTGACGTTCCAGGGCGCCGATCCGTCTGGCGGCGGTGTTCCGGCGCTTCTCTGCCCGTGTGACCATGTTCACCATTCGGGCGTCTGGGTCTGGGGAAGACTGGACGCGGACGCCGGCGTCTGAAAGCTGTCCGGAAGGGAAGGCGGATTCCATGATTTCCTTCAGGTCTTCCGCCATGGCGGCGCGTTCCGCGGCGATCTGGGATTCAATGACGCGCGCTTCCTGGTCGTGGTTCCGAAGGACGTCCATGACGCGGAAGCGTACCCAGGCTTTCCGCTTCTCTTCCTTTTCAATCTGGTCCATGTGGTTCACCGCCTTTCCTCTGGGTGTGTTCAGAACGGAAGTTCTCCGTCTTCGTCTTCAATCTCCGTGAACTGCTGGCTTCCGCCGGCGGCCATCTGGTCGGCGGCGTAGGAACCGGCGCCCTGGTCCTTGCCGTCTGCGAACTCCACGGAATCGGCGATCACCTCAACCGACTTCCGGTCGTTCCCGTCCTTGTCCTTCCACTTCCGGACCTGGATCGAACCGGTCAGGGCGACACGCTTCCCCTTACGGAAATACTTGTCGACGAACTCCGCTGTGGACCTCCACGCCACGCAGTCAATGAAGTCCACGGCGTCGCGCTGGAAGCGGCGGTCGACGGCCAGGGCGAAGGACACGACAGGCGTCCCCTTCTCCGTCCGTCTTAATTCCGGATCACGGGCCATTCGGCCGATCAGTTGAACTTGGTTCATGGTGTCACCGTCCTTCAGAATCGCTTCCCGTGCTTATAGGGGCGGTCGGCGTTGTAGGCCATCTTCTCTTCGATCACAGCGTCCAGGTCGATTCCCAGGTGTCCGCACAGGTCCGCGATCCGGATCACGGCGTCCGCCAGTTCCACGGCCACGCCCTCCGGCTTCCGGTTCCTATACTGACAGGTGTCTTCGTGGCCGTACTGGAAACAGTCCGTTTCGTCCTTCGGATCGCAAGGAAGGGACGCGTCGCCCTCCGTACAATGATACCAGACCAGGGGCCGGCCGGCGCGTTCTTCTTCCAGGGCTTCGGAAAGTTCGCTATGGATCAGCGCAATCGCTGTCCCGAAGGGAATGGGCGGGTCCCAGAAGCCGTGTTTCACGGCGTTGTCATGTGCCTTCTGAACGATGTCTTTGATCTCCATGTTTACTTCCTCACTTTCAAAAGTTCCGTTTCCAGCCGGTCTATTTTCCGACGAAGGCGGCGGTTTTCTTCGCGTTCTTCCAGGAGGGCGGCCGTTACCGTTTCAATGGTGGCGGCGTTTCTGAAGTCGTACTGACTGACAACTTCGCAAAGATACGCGTCTTTCATTGATCCCACGAACTGCGATCCGGTTTTCTCCGCCTGAAGAACAACTTCATTTGCATCTCCGATCTGTTCAACAGTAAGAAGAACCAGGCGCGACTTCGGGTGTGTCTTTACCATGTTTTGTCCTTTCTGCACGATAGCAAGTCGGACTTTGTCCGCTTGCCTGTGCTATCATTTGATTTCAGCTTCTTTCAGTCGTTCACTATGTAGAACCGGACATTCTGACGTCCGAACTGACGGGCGTCGGCGTGGCTTTCGAAGTAGACGTCGATCTTCTGGCCCTGGATCGCTCCGCCGCGGTCCTGGACGATCATTTCGCCCAGGCCTTCCACGAACAGGACGGTCCCTGGCGGGTAGATCGACCAGTCGGCGGCGATCGTCACGCCCTGGACAGCTTCGGCGCCGCTGGCGGTGTAGACGATCCCGTTCGGGCGGTTCAGCGCCCATTCTCCACAGCAGATTTCGCATGAACAGTACGCGGTCGCCGTGGCTTCGATCCACTCCGGTTCTGGTTCTGGCTCCGGCGTGGTTGTTGCGATTTCTGCAACGGCCACAGAAGGCCCCTGGAAGGCCGCTGACGGCGTTTCTTGCATGGGTGGTCCGTTTACACTCCCGCCGCCTTCTAATCGCGCACAGGCGAAGGACGTCAGGACCAGGGCCGTTCCCGCGGCGATCGACAGGACGCCGATCAGAAGGCGCTTCATCATGTGCCTTCACCTTCTTTCTGCTCTTCGGGGATCGGCCGGAAGCAGTCACAACGGACGACGCGGTCGTCGTCCGCGTGGATCGGGTCCGGCCGGCCCTGGTCGAAGGCTTCCACGCAAGCCACGCAGTAGTCGCCCAGACGACCGTGTTCCGGATCGTTTATGAACTGGACGTTGTCGCACTTCCGACAGTTGAAGTCGTAGCGCCACTTTGGCAAGTCCTTTTTCCTTCTTCCGATCATGGCTTCTTTTTCCTTTCTAACCGTCATAGCAACCGCACGGGGCGCCGCAGATACAGCCACCGGACGTTTCGATAAAGTCGAAAAGGCTGATCTGGGCGGCGTCAAGCGCCTTTTCCTCTTCGTAGGCGTCGATCAGGCTTTCCCAGGACCATTTCCGCCCCAGGCCCTTGACGCTGGTCAGCGTGTCGGCGGCTCCTCGTTCAATCACCAGGGCGCGGTCAAACAGGTCGCGTTCGTTTTCGTAAAGGTCGATGATCTCCGCCTTCTTCATGGAAGGGCAGAAGAAACACGAACTTTTCCCAGGCTTCGGAAGGCCGGCGCGCTCGATCACGCGGACGCACTCTTCACGGGTCCAGCCCCAGGAATACAGGGGATAGTGGTTCTTGTACTTCGGGTTCGCTTCGTCCACTGGCGCGGCGTGTTGAATCCGTCGGGTTTCTCCGGCGTCGTAGCCGATATACTTGTCCACCTTTCCGCCGGCCTTCCAGATCGCCTTGCACCGTTCATCATGGTTGCAGAACTTTTCCTGGGTCCCGATTTTGTGTTTCAGGGAACATTTCTTGAAGCCATAGGCGATCGACGGGAGGGTTCCGGATTTAAGACATTCCTGTTCCAGGGTCAGGCGTTCGCCGTCCTTCGTGTGGTACTGGACGAAGGTGACTTCAGGAAGGCCGCGCGCGGTCAACCAGGCGTCGAACTTCTCTATGAAGTCGTATGTATGCCGGCGTTCTCCGCCGGTGTCGGCGAAAAGGATCAGGTCGATCGGGATTTCCCGAAGGTACATTCCTATGATCATGGCGGCGCTGTTCGTGCCGCCGCCGAAGGAAACGACGTTCACTTGAAGTCACCACCATTCAGGGCCGCTTCGGCGGCTTCCTTCGTCAGGAAGACCGTCTTCCCGATGTCGTGTTCGGTGAACTGCTCTGACGACCAGGCCGTCGTTCCCAGGCGTCCACGAAGGACGCTGAAGGACGTCAGGCCGTCCGCTCCCGCTCCGACGAACATGACGGTCGCCGACACGACGCGGCGGCGCCGGATCAGCCAGACGGTCCCGTTCGGCTTCACAGGGAGGATCACACCGCCGGCGTCACGGAAGTCGGCCAGAAGGTCCAGGGCCAGGGCGTCCATGACGCCCTTCCCGATCTCGTATGTGTGTCGGTGTTCGTTGGCGTGGAACGCGATCCGGTCCTTCAGCCGCTGGGCCAAGTCCGCGCTCTTACCGAAAATGCCTTCATTCATTGATTGCACCGCCTTTCTTGACCTCTCCAAACTTCATAAAACAGGCCCAGAAGGTTTTCGATCGCTTCCCGCTATGATGTCCGAACAAGGGTTTTTCTCCGATCGCTTTCCAGACCTTTTCGGCCGGAATGTCGCTTTCAGCCCACTTGAAGATCAGGACGCCGTCAGTCTTCAGAACACGCATACACTCCGCGAAGCCATCGTGAAGCATGGCCGGCCAGTTCTGGTCCAACTTCCCATATTTTTTCGCAAGCCAGGAACTGTCTCCCACGTTTAGAAGGTGTGGGGGATCCCAGACGACCGCAGAAAACGATTCGTCGGGGAACGGAAGATCTGTGAAGTCGCATAGAACGTCTGGGTTTACGGTACAGACGCGCTCCGCTGTCCCGTCGCGGCTCTTCCATATCCGCGTTTCGTATTCCTGGCGGTTGTCGCAGTACAGCGCCGCGGGGTGGTGTTTGTCGAACCAAATGGTCCGCGATCCACAGGTCACGTCCAGGATTTTCTTTTCAGGTGAAGGGATCACGCTGTCGCCCTCCTTCCGTCATACCTGGCCGCCAGGGCCATTTCGCGGATCACGTCGGGAATCAGAAGTTCCAGGTATTCGTCGCCGCGGTCCAGGCCCAGGGCTTCGTTCTGAAAGGCCATCTTCCGTCTGGCGCATGCTTCCGCTTCGTCGAAGATCGCCTTCGGCACCTTCGCGCCCAGGGACCGGTCGACGGCCGCCCGAAGGCGCCGCCGACTGATCCACTTGTGGATCGTCACATGGTCATTCATGGCCTTCCACCGCTTCGCCGCCGCCGGATTCCAGAATGATTCCAGATTCCGCGAAGAAAGCCGGCCGGACGCCGTGGTCGCCGTAGTACGCGTGGTTGTGGTACAGACTGCCGTCCGTGTAGACATTGCGCGCGCTGTACGCGTTGCCGGCGTACGGGGTGACAAGCCACCACCAGTCGTCCAGGGCCAGAAGGGCCTTGTACTTCAGGAACAGGGCTTCGGGAAGAAGGCTGATCTTCGCCTTCATGTTGCCGTAGCCGAAGCCGCCGCGATGGTCCGCCAGGGACCAGTCCGCGGTCACGATGTTCGCGGAACGGATCGGACCGCCGGCGGCGTCGAAGGCCGCCAGGAAGGGGCCGTTCAGTTCGTCCTTCAGGTAGGACAGACTGAAGTCGTTCGGGTAAGGGGTAGGGGCTTCCTCCGGACGGGTCTTCATAGGTTCCAGGGAGAAGGGGCGCCACGCGACCGCCTTGTCGGCGATCAGGAGGGTCGTCCCGTTGGTCATGTGATTCAGGACGCGGACGTCGATCGGGCCGGCGTCAAAGACGGTCCCAGGGGTCAGGTCCTTCAAAGTCTTAATATTTGCCATGTCGTTTTCCTCCTTCGAATATCTCGATAGTCACTTCCACGCGGGGGTTCTTCGGGTCCACGGCGAAGTCGTCCGTGAAGCCCTCGATCTGGTTCCAGCCGTCGTTCACCAGGACGCCGGCATGGACCAGGCTGTCCTGAATGAACTTCTTCGCGAAGGCGACGTTGTCCTTGTCGCGGCGGC